GGTAGCCCCTGCAGATTACACTGGCATCGGGGAGAAATTGGTAGCAGACCTGGACCATATAAGCATGAAATGCGTAGGGGAATATAAGCTCACACCAGAAGCGGAGCAGTGGGGAGAAATCTGGTACGAACATCATTACAAACATAAGCCCCCCAATTTAGATGAAGACCGCTTCGGCGGTTACTTTGCCCGCAAGCAAACTCATATTCACAAACTTGCAATGATTCTGGCCGCAGCCTCGACAGATGAAATGATTATTAGCAGGGAGCATCTTGAACTGGCCAATACTATGGTTTCGGACCTGGAACCTGACATGGCCCTCGTATTTTCCAAGATTGGCAAGTCTGATGAATCCTTCTACGCTGACCGCATTGTTGCCTTTGTCCGCCGCAATGGCCCCACTCCTTACCAGGAACTCTACCGCTTCATTTACTCACAGTTTCCGAGCCTTCGAGATTTCGAAGACGTATTTGCTGGGTGTATTAAGGCCGGATTCCTGGCCCTTCGGCAGCAAGGCGGCATCCCTATGGTTATTCCCGTTGAACCCACGAAGGCTGCGTAAGGGGGTCGGAACAGGCTTTGCCACTGGCGCATCGCGTCTCCCTTGCCAGTGTCTCTGCCGCTCACACTCTTCCACAATCCACTGAAAACGGTTCTCTCCAGACTCCGGATTGTACTCTCGCCTTTGGGTCATTTTACCTTCTCCTGCTCTTCAGCCCACTTCTGCCAACCTTTAATCAGGTTGACGTTTTGCTGACATCCTTCGTAGTTGGCTGTGATGGTTTCGGCAAGGTCCGCAACTGGTACGGGGGCTGCTTGAGCGATGTCGGAATCTCTGGGAAGCTGGGCATTGGCAGCGGTGTCGTGGAGCACCCGGAAGCCAGGAGACAGAGTGCAAGTGTCGTCTTTGACATATTTCAGTACCTCTTTGGTAATGGTTTTGTAAACAGTTTCGATGCGAACTTTTTCCTTTTGCACCTGCGCCTCGACCTTCGGCGCAACCGCAGCTCGCTTTTCATTAATCCCTTTGGCAAGCACTGCATACTGATTCCGAATCTGCTGCCTTCCAGTCTCCCGCTCAATCTCCACGCGGGAAGAGTACAGAAGCAACAAAGCCCCGGCAAGGGCAGCGAGCAGCATGATTCGAAGTTGGGTCATTTTTTATCCTTGAACTGACATACACTTTGCGTGGTCACGAAGGCGGTCCTGCCATAGCCCTGCACAGCGCTTGCCGTACCTGCCAGTTTCGAAGCGTAGTCGTCCATGAGAACAAGCTTTCTTGCACATTCACTGGCGATTCCGGCAAAGGGAGCATCAGAGCTTCCGGGGGCGGTGGTATCTGTAGCGGCTGCAAGGGCTGATTCGAGGTCGCGCAACCTGCCAGCGACAACGACAGCATCAGCAGCACGGCGACGTTCTTTAATTTGGTATGCACGGTCAACTCCTTGGTTTGCAATGGTCATGCCCTTTTCGCGCTGTCGGGCGGCCTCGGATTGGGCGAGCTTTTCGGCAGTCCACTCAGCGCGGACGGATGCCTTGCCAGACCTGTAGGCGGTGAAGTGGCTGAAGGCCAAGCCGATAGCCAGCGCCAGACCCGCCCACACGCGCCAGCTCAGCAGCGCGATCATGGATAGCTCGCAAACGGAAGTTGAAAATGCGGTCCATCCTTGAAACTCACCCAGTCGCCGCCCCATTCAATCGGGATGCCGAGCTGTTCTGCGGCAGCTTTGACCACTTCGGAAAGAGCTTTGTAATCAGGGAATTTCCATGAGATTTCATCAGCATCAAGAACTTTGTCCAAATCCTTGTCGTACCAGACGGCCAAGTCCACGGCATGGCCCGTCAGGTGCCGAGACTTCAAGGTCTGGGATTTCCCGGTTGCCAGCAGTTCTTTCTGTCGCTCCAGCGTGCGCAAACCCTCTGTGACGACAAACCCCTTGTCATCGGGTGCCATGTCGGCGGCAAGGCGCACGATTCGGACAAGCTGCGGGTGTACGCCAAAGAGGTTTTTTTCGCTGCGTTCATTAAGTTTCATGGTGCATCCTTTGGTGGTTCAATGCCCAGTTTTTTTTCAGCCATGCGCTGGCCGAACGACTCAAGCCAACCAATACCCTTTGTCCCGGCGTGACCGCTCATGCCCACGACCGCAGCCGAAAGCCACGTATTGAAGGACATGTACTCACAGAGAAAAAAGGCCATTAATCCGGCAAAGGCGCTGATTACCAGCTCACCGATGAAGGCGCTGATATTCCAGATTGGCAGCTCGCCCCGGCGAACCTTGCTCCACCCACTGGCTACCCCGCCCAGCACGGCCAGGCCCAGGAAAAAACCGTATTCCCGCAGCGATATGTTCAGGGGGTTTCTCACGCTCAACTGCGCCCAAGCGACCGCAGGCAACAGCAAGTGCAGGCACAGCACCAGCGTTATTAAGATTCTGGTCATGTCCGGTCTTTCTATCGGAGGTTATTGGGTGAGTTGCACATGCTTGCCGCTGGGTGCAAACCAGTTGAGGAAATTTGCGAGGGCAATAGCGAACTCACCCCGCAAACCGCCTAGTTTTGCGAGGGCTGGAAGCTCGACGGTGATCGTCAGCTTTGTGGGCAGTCGGCCCATGCAAAAGCACATCACCACGTTGTAGAAAACATCAAGCGGATAGCCGGGTATGCCGAACAGCTTGAACACAATCCACAACCCGCCGCGCTCGTACTGCACATAAAGCACGTAGAGAATGAACAGGCAGAAGGGGGATAGGGCGAGCCAGGTCATGCTTCTGCCCTGATTGCAGCCACAGCCAGGAACAGGTCTTTGGCGTTCTTGTAGCCGGGGTTTGATGCGTACAACTGCGCTTCGGTCTTTCCGCTCACAGCACCTGCGGCCTGCATTCCTGCTATTGCTGCATAAAGCTGCCATTCGCTGTCAAGATTCAGGCCGCGAACGGAGAGCAATGCGGCGATGCGCTGCTCTTTTGTCGCTGGTGCAACTACCGATCTAGTAGCCTTTATTGCGTCAACTTCCGCCTCTGTGATTTCTGCACAGCCTGCCGGCAATGTTGACTCGAAATCTTTTGAATCAAGCCGGTATGTATTGTCTTCAGAGTCTTTGTAGAAAAACATTTCTCAGTCCTTAACCTACGATGGCAAAGCGCATTCTGGTGAAGGTGTTAGTGAAACTGCCTGCCCCGTCCACAGCGGTAACAGTAAACGACGTTGTCGTCGGCAGCCCGTCAGGGCCATAACCTCCGAGGCCAGAAGAACTTCGCTCACTGCCACCACCGACCACTGCGTAATTGGCGCTTGGCATAGCAGTAGTCAAATTCACGGTGTATTGCCCTGTACCTGTTCGAGTGACGCTAGTGACATTGCCTCCAGCAGTAGGCGCGTTGGTTCCTGATAAAGACCCATCAAAAACGACCCAAGCCCTTACGCCATAGACAGGGGCAGTACCTGTTTGAGCGCCTGAGAGTTTTGCGGCAGTGATGTTGGCGTCTGCTATATCAGCAGTCAACACAGAGTTATTTGGTAGGCCGCCTGCAGACAAGGCCGTCAGGCTGGTGATGTCCGAATTAGCACCTGATGCAGCAGCGCCGAGAGCGGTTCGCGCAGCCGCTGCAGTAGTAGCACCTGTACCGCCAGAAGCCAGAGGGATGGGCAGAGTAATCGCCGCCGCACTGGCCGCTGCCGCTGCTGCTGCCGCCGTAGCCGTGCCGGCCGCTGCCGTTGCCGTGGCTGCCGCATCAGTTGCTTCTTCACTTGCAGCAAGCAATTCATCAATCAGCGCATCAGGGTCAACATCTGAGGTGATGCTCACTTTGATTGCGCGATCCAGCCCTTCCTGCAACTGCTGAATCATCAGGATGGGCGCATCCTGGTCATCGTCCAGCGTGTCAGTGGGCAGCTCGCCCTGGTCCTGGTAGTCGACCTCGCGGGTGTAGGCCATCTGCCGGCGACGCACGATGGTGGTTGCGTTGGCCGGGGCAGCCAGCATGGTGACATTGCCGCCGGCATCGACTCCCACACCGGAAACCGTGTAATCGGTGGTCAGGGTCTTGACAACACCATCGACGGAGACTTCAATATCACCCTCAGCAAGAATTTTGAAGGTGTACGGAAAGACGGTGGTGACACCGTTTGCAGTGCTTCGATTGATGGGGGTCTGGGCTGAAACTGTCACAGGGGTTACCTCGCTTGTTGGTCGGCGTCAGGAATGCTCTAACTCAACCTCGAAAACGCCTGCTGATGGTCGCCAATCATTCATCAGTGACATGTTCGGGTTCCCGAAAACCTTGCCAATACGCACCGGCGTGGCAGCGATTGCGCCTGCGGCGGAATCTATGTAGTCGTCGGGCTGGTTGGTCAAGGCGGGATTGAATTCGCGCATCTGAGCGGAGGCCGGGCTATCAAGAACTGAGGTGTGCACCCACAAAAATTCAGAGGAAAGCGGAGGCTCAAAGGCGTCCAGAATCCGCTTTTGCTTGTTGGTGGTCTGGTGGTCTGAGGTCACGCTGATGCCATGCAGCTTCAGGTGCTTCAAGGCAATAGCCGGAACAAATCCGCCTACACCGTTGGTTTCAATCACCACGTTGGGCACGCTCAAGGGTTTGAGGATGTCCAACATCTGTTTGATCTGGCCGCCGGTCAGCGTCTTGCCGTCCGGGCTAAATTCTTCAAGCTCCCCGGTCAATCCCACGGCCCGGTGCCAGTACAGCCGCCCGGCTTCATCCGTGAAGATGACGCACAAGGCCGAGGCGTCAGAATTGATTTTGCCCAGCGAACAATCCCAGCGCGCTTTGACCCCCACCAGCCTGACGCCTCCCAGCATCAGCAAGGTTTCACCATTGGCCTGCCTGACGGTTGGCTCGATGTCGTAGGGGATCATCCGGTCAGGGTTGAGCCTAACATCGTGAATCGGCTTGCTGTGCAGCTGGTACTGACTATCCCACTCGTTGATGGTCTTGGTTTCGCGCCGGCGCTTCTGCATTTCCTTGGCGTTGAAACGCTCTGGCCAGGCTGACCCGGCATAAAAGTCGATCAGGCCGCGCACATCCGAAAGCAGCTCAATCCCGTCTGTCGTGAGCGTGTAGTCCTTGTGCACGGCCAAAACCTTGCAGGTCGGGCCGATGCCGTAGAACACGAACTCCGGCACGAATGGGACCTTGATGCGCCCGGGCTGCGCCTTCTCCACCCGGAATTCCTGTCCAAACATCTTGATGGTCAGGCAGTCAGCGCCCATCGCCTCCAGTTCGTCATAAAGGCTGTCGTGCGTGTGTGGGGTGCCCACATAGAGCTTTGTCCCGCCGGGCACAAGGATGTGGGTCTGCTCGCCCAGGCGGTAGCGCAGCTTCTCGCGCGCCTCCACGGTCTGGATGTTTCGCGGAACCTCTACGTCATCGTTCTGGCATTCGTCGGCCCGCGCGCTGGTGACGTTGGACAAGATGCCTTTGGCGTACATGCTGGCGTTCCGCGCGTCGATGTCGTCGGCACCCGTCACCCACCACTGCTCCACCGTACCCTTGCCAGGCGGCAGCATGCCCACGGTCAACGGGTGGTTGCGCAGGACGTTCTGCGTGTCGCGGCTGGTCTTGTAGGCCGTGCCGTCAGACTCGGACTGGTGCAGGATGCGGTGAGTGTCGTTCTTGTAGTAGCGCCAGGCGTTGTAAACCGCGAGGATCGTGGATTTTGCAAACCCCCGGAAGCAGCGCAAGACAGCGAGGTCGCCTTTGTTTTCCAGCCACACGCATGCCTGCGCGTGAATTGGGGGAACGATCCAGCGCATGCGGTCTGCCCACATGCAGAAGAACACCAGAAAGCTAACTTTTGGCTGGTTTTCCATGCGTTTTACCGGCGGTTTTTCGTACGCTTTCCAGCAGCTTGTCGGCGTCCTGCTCCGCCTTCTGTATCTTTTTGTCCAGCTCGTTGTCCTTGTATGGGTCCCGGCCCAGCGCCGCCTTGGTGTTCTCCAGCAATTTGGCGTTGTCCATGTAAATGACCGCTGTCATGGCCGCGTTTTTCTTGTCGAAGTAGCGGTTTCCGCGCTGCTCCTTGTCCATCAGGGCGGGGATGATTCCTGCGCCGGCCCAGTTGTCGGGGTTCATTTCCTCGATCAGCACCTCGGCGATTTTTTCCTGCAGGGCTTCAAGGCGGTTGCGTTGGTCTGGTTTCATCAGTTGCCTCCAATGGCTTCAAGGTCGGGGGCGCGTTCGGGAGCGGCTTCGCCAGGGGCCCACCAGTAGTCCTGCCCCCAATCCTTGCGCGCGCGGTCTTTCTGGCGGTTCAGGTAGCCGGGGGAAAGGTTCTCCTGCACGGCATGCAGAAAGAGGTGATCCAGCGCGGCCTTGCCGTACCAGAGATTGACGTAAGGGGTATGGGACCGGGCGAACTTGATGGACTCTGCCGCGATGTGCGTGTCCTTGCCTGCGATGGCTTCGTCCACGTTGCCCTTGGTCAGCTCCCACAGGTCGGCCGCACTGCCAAAGGTCGGGCCCAACAGCATGCGGCCCATCGTGTCCATCGTGCTGCGGTCCTGCGTGGTGTCGCCCAGGATCATGTCACCCACAAAACCAGCACCACCGCCCTGAGCTGCAGCACGCACCCAGAATTTGGGCGTGGTCATGTCCACAGGGTCTTTGCCGGTGATCATCTGCTTGGTCTGGAAAACCATGGCACCCAGCGCTGTGGTGGACAGCAGCAGGGCCGCCGTGTATGCCGCCTTGTTGGCCAGCATGGGCGCACCGTCGAGGCCCTTGTCACCTTCCAGCATGCGCCGCCAGTGGCGGGAAATCATGGCCGTGGGGAATGATTTGAACTGCATGGTGAGCCGGGCAAGTTCGCCCACACCCGTTCCGGCCTTCTGCCCGCCCCAGGTCTGAATCGCCTTGGTGGCAAGATCCGGGTTCATCACCGCGTATTCGCTTTCGTCGGTGATGAAACCCAGGATCTTGGCCGTCACCTGGTTGGCCTGCGGGTGGCCGGATGCTGCGATGGCCTCCGGCGTGAGCATTTGCTGGCCCCGGTATTCTGAAAGCTGCGCTGTGTTGACGACAGCCCAATCCTCTTTGGTGATGCCCTTGCGTTCAAGGTGCGCGCGGTCCCACTCGGTCAGCTTGCCCCACTCGGTTTTTGACAGCTTGCCCAGCCCGGCCTGCATGGTCAGGCTGAACCCCCGACGCACCGTGTCAGTCCAGGCATTCATCAGGGACAGCTTCATGGTCCCGTTCGCCAGCCGTCCGCTCCAGTTGTTGGCAATGTTCTCACCCTGCCAGCGATTGAGGTCGCTGATCATGGATTCGGCAATCATGCCGTGCGTGTTGGCGAACTCCTTGGCATCCTTGCCGCCGGCCGTCATGGTGTTTTTCAGCAGGTCCCAGTAGGGCAGCTTGTTGTAACCCGCCGTGACGACCATCGTCCCCAAGTCGGTGATGGAGCTGATGACCGCGCCGGCCAGCTTGCCGAAGGTCTGGATATTGCGCGCGTGCTGGCCAATGGCCGCGATGCGTGCGCTCTCTGGTGCGCCAGAGGCACCGCTCAGGATGTCCCAATACGCCTGCGGCTTGTTGCCAAAGCTGCGTTTGATGCCCTGGTCGGCGCGCTCTGCAAGGTCGAGCTGCAGGCGGAACTGATTGGCAGGGTTTGGGCCCATGCGCTCCACCAGACCAATATCCCGGGCCATGCCGCCGATGTGCGCGATCATGCCGTCGTACATGCCGCCCAGGCCGAACTGTGCGTTATAGGATAGGTAGCTCTCGCCGTCCTTGAAGTGCAGGACGCGGCTGTCGCTGCCAGCGTTCGCGCGTGCACCGGTGCCCTTGAAGGTGCCGGGCTCCGTCTTGCTCAGGCCGTCGGTGGCCAGCGTCTCCCATGCGGAGCGCAGCATGCCGGTGACTTCGGCGTCGTTCATCAGCCTGCCGTCGTCGTGCAGGTAGCGTGTGCGGTCCAGTTTTGGCAGGGTTGCGGCCGCCCATGCGTCGGCACCAGCACCGCGCACCCGGGCGCTGTCGTGCGGCTGTGGCAGATAGCCATAGTCCAGCTTTCCCACATCGCCGCCCGCGTCGTTGAAGCGTCCGCGCATCGCCTCGATGGTCTGAAGCCATGCCTTTGCACCCGCTTGCGCAATCTGGTTGCCAGTCTTGCCAGCGCCTTGCGCGAAGATTTCCGCCACCAGATCCCGGGTCATCACCGGGTTTTCAGCATCCCAAAGGAACTGAAGCACCCGGCGGCCTGCCGTTGCATCCTGCCCGCTCCCGGCGGCTTCGATCAGGTCCATCAGCCCAGAGGTGTACTGCTTTTTGATGCCGTCCACATAAAGCTGCGTATTGTTCAGGTCCTCCACCAGTGCCCTGCTGGTGCCGCTGTCCAGATTGGCCTTCAGCGTGTCGATGCGGCTGGTGGTCTCAATGGTCTTGATGATCTGTTTCTGGGCGTTCTCAGCCTTGCGCGCGGCCTGTGCCTGCATGTCCTTCATGGCGACGGCTGCGGCCTCCGTGACGCGGGTATCTGGCGACTTCGCACCCCATCCGGCGGGGTCTTGACGCGCCAGCATCCGCATGGTCTGATTCATCCGGTCGTCAAGGCCCTTGATCTCGGCCTGAGTCAGTGCGCGGCCTGCTGCCCGGCTGACTTGCGATATACACTTCGGATTCACATGAAACTCCTTTTAACCGTGCTGGTCATCGCCGGGTTTATTTCCCTGATCCCGCTGGCCACTTGGGCTGCAACTGGTCGGCTTGACCGTGCGTGGCAGGCCCTGCGGGAATATCTGTTCGTGATGGCGCTCATCGTGGTGCCGGTGCTGGTCATTGCGGCCATCACGTACCTCCCGCTCCTGTACTGATAAAGCATTCGGCCGCCACCTGAATGAGGTTTGAATCCTCGATGTCGTCGGCCAGGTCCTTTTTGATCATGGCCATGACCTCCGAGAGCGGCTTCGGGGCGTCCATGCCCTCGACCATGACCATGACATCAGGGTTTTCCAGAGCCAGGCGGGTTGCTTCTTTTTCGTAAAAGCTGGCAGGCGTCTCATCAAACATTCCGCCCTGTCCTGCGGAATCCTGCGGTTGGTCAGGTATTGGAGGTGGCGGTTCTACAGGCGGAGCGGCTGACGGTGCATCACCCTTTGGCGCAGGCTCAAGGCCCATTTTTGCCCTTATCTGGGCTACCAAATCAGGGTTGGTGCTCCACTGATCCCAGGCGCTTTTTTGCGTCTGCAGCTCAAGGATTCTTTTTTGTAGACCTTGCGGGTCTTTGATATTGACGCCGTTGCGCTTGGCAACTTCTGGTCGTTTGGATGCACCCTGAACTGCTGCAAGCGTTTCGCTCAGTTCACGCTGCAGGCGGCTGACAATGGCTGCCATCGCTTCTGCATCGCGCATTGCTCCGTCATCAAACCCGAACATATCGCCGGTAGTATCGGCGCGTTCCCGTGCGATGGAGCGCACGGCCTGCATGGTGTTTGTGGCCGTGCTGATTGTTTTGCCGTCCTGGACGGCTTTAAGGCCTACGGCCTGGAGGCGTGGGTCGTTTGGCGCAATCCTGGCAATGGCAACGGCTGCTTCGTCTCCGAGTCCACCGGCACGATGGGTGGCAATGAGTTCAGGTCCGCCATCAGTTGCGATTGTGTAAGCCCGTTGGCCCGTTGCGCGCGCCAGAAGTCCGCGTGCGTCGGCTTGCTCACGGGTGAACTGGTTTCCTTCAAAGTACTGGACATAATCTTTAACCTTTCCTTGGCCGTCTCGAATGTTTAGCTCTGCATCCAGTGAGGCGGCGCGCACTGCATTGAAGCCATCGGCCTCTCGATGAATCTGGGCCGGGATGGTATCTTCACCGCTTCTGCGGGCCAGGTCAAGCCTGTGACGGCCAGAAATAACCTCCTGCCGCCCATCAAGGCGCTCCCATATCTGAATTGGCGCAACACCCGTGCGGTCGAATGAGCCACCCAAAGGCTCCACCACGCCTTTATCATTGGCACCACTTTTGAACTGTGGGACATCTTCCGACAGCTTCAAATCAGCAACTTTCGCCTCGATAACTGGCAGTGTGCCAATCATGTTTTGCGGCGGCTCAGGCCGCTCCATTTGCATGACAAGCGGCTCCATGCGGGCGCGCATATCCTCGGTGGCCTTCACCGCCACGTTTTCAGGCAGCACATCGGCCACATTCACCCGCTCACCGCTGGCCATCTGGTCAATGGCTTTGGCGTGTGCATCTGCATGGGGTTGCGCTGCGCTCAAGTCCTTGGGCAGCGGGTTGCTGTTGTCCACGCTTTCACGCAAAAGGCTGGTGCGCGCGGCGTCTACAGTCTCGTCTGCTATAGGTTTTATAGCTGTTGGCGCTGATTCAGAAGGCCCAACAACAATATCCTTAATTTTTTTATCGATGCCTTGCCGCTCGCTTGAGCCTATTTCTGTTTGCGCTCGTTCTTGAAGCAAAGTCAACACTTCAGCCGCGTCGGATTTTGATGGTGGAACCCATGCGGTCCCGTTTGATTTGTCATCGCCGCCAAAAACTTTGGTTATTGAAACTAGCTTTCCTTCCTTGTTCAAAACCATAGCAAGCGGATTTGCGTCGTCGGAACCCTTCCTGACTTCGTAAATAAAAGCTCCAGCGTCCGCCTCCGGGTCCAAAACATTAGACCCAGCGGTGTGCTGTCCGACACGAACTTCGTAACCATTGGGCGCACTGATGAAACCGTTCTTGCCAACGGGATTTGCGGTGGGTTTTTCTACTGTCAAGATTGGCGCTGGTGACGCACTGTCCTCAAGGGGTGCAGCGCCTTTTTGCCTTGCGCCGCGCATTCCCATTGCAGCACCGCCAAATACAAGCGACAGCCCGGCAGCCATGCCAATGCCCATAGGGTCAAATGGGTCGTACTGGTCGGCCAGCTTTGAATAATCCGCGTTTTTGAGAATTTCGCGCGCTGCATAGTTTTGCGTGATGAAGGAGCCAGGCCCCCCCACTGCAGCGAGGCCAACTGTCTGGGCTATTGTTTTTCCAGCCACGGGCAAAGCAAAGCTCACAGCATTGGTTACAGCAGTTACACCGCCCACGGCTGACCGGGTGCCAAGGTCTACACCTTCCTGCGCCAGTTGGTCGGAGACGGTGAAGCCCTCTTCAGCACCAGCCACGACAGCGCCGGGGATGCCGCCCATGGTTGCAGCGGCGGTGATGGCCTTGGATGCTACACGCGCAAAGTCAAACACCATGCGTTCAGAGGCGTGTGTCGTCAGCGGGTCGGGGGTGTAGTCCTTGGCCACGTTGCGGAAACTGCGCCCGCCTTCGCTCATGTAGTCGGGGCCGTTGGCGCGCAGCTTTTCGGTGGCCTCGCGCTGCTGCTTTTCTTCTTCGGGTGTGGGCAGGCTGAACATGCCGCCGGCGCTTCCTTCGGTGCCCAGCACAGAGCCGAACGCACCCAGCACATCAGCAGTCGAGCCTGCAGCCTGCGCCGCGCCTGCTGCTACACCCTTGGGAACTGCTGCGGTAGTGCCCCAGAGGCTGAAGCGCGGGGTCTGCTTGGGCTCAGGTGGTCGGGCTGCCTTGGCATCGAGCGCAGTCTGGGCCGCTTCGGGGTAAAGGTCGTCGTACATTACTCGGGCGTCCCGGTCAGCGGTAGATACAGGGGTTTTCCGGTGGCGTCGGAAACCAGCCGGCCGCCGATACTGATGGTGTAAGCGTTGGGCCTTGGCGATGGGCCCAGCTGAGCGCCGGGGATGTACCGGGCGAGTTCGTCGAGGCTGACATCCTGACCGCCGACCTTGACCGGCTTGCCGCCGGTGACGGTTGCCAGTTTGGGGGCGTCGTAGTCGCGCAATGATTTCAGGACCTGCGCGTCCTTCCAGCCCCAGGGTTTGGTGATCTTCTGGCCGTTGATTTCCATCACGCCGCCGGTGGCCAGATCAACCGCCTGTTTTACGCTGGGTGAATTGCCCTCGGACAGCAGTCCGGAATAAACCGCCATGGCTGCATCACCTGCTGCGCGCTGGGCGTTTTCACTCAGGAATGCACCCCGGGTGGCCTTGTCGATTTCAGCGCGCACGGTGGTCTGGCTCATGCCTGTGGGGAACTTCACACGCTGCTCTTTCTGGGCATCAGCGCCAGCCAGTGCAATCTCGGACACCAGCCGGCCGGATGTGGTGCGGGCGTCGTTGGCCGACAGAATCGCAGCGGCGGCCAGGGTTTCGTCTTTCGAGCCCAGTTGTTTGGCGAATGCTCGCATCTGGCCGGGCGTCATGGCTTTGCTCAGGCCCTGCATGGCACCGGCCCGGTCCTTGGGTGGAAGTGCGCTCAGGACTTCCGCAACCTTGTTGGCTTCTTCAGGCCGGAACAGGGATTCAGGTTTGCCGGTCCAGGTGCTGACAACCCGCGCATCTTCCGCGCGCTTGGCCAGTTGGCCCGGCAGCGTCTGGATATCCAGCGTAAGCGGAGACAGCGCCGTCAGCACGCCGCGCTCGGCGGCTGCTTTGTAAGGATCTTCCTTGATGTCGGCCAGAGTGGCTTTGTGCGCCTTGTCCGCACGCTCATAGCTTTTGATGTCGTCAGGACTTGCGCCCTTGGTGTTGAGCTTGGCCTGCATCGCAAACAGGCTCTCGGTCTGCTTTGCCACGGGCTGGGTGACGAACGCGGCATTTGCCGGGCCGTCTGCCATGAGTGAGCCCAGCGCGGCCGCATACGGCGTACCCTTGAACTGCTTGGTGAGCTGCGCCGCATATTCAGGCGTGAAGGACTTGCCGGCCTCCAGAACGGTACTGGCCGCCTTCCACTCGGTGTCCATCTTGCGGGCGTAGGCTTGGGCCTGTACTTCAGCGCATTCGCAAGGCTGGCGACAAACAGGCCGCCGCGTCACGGGCAGCCCTTGCCGCGTCCGGGATCATGGTTGATCAGGGCAGCTCCATCAACATCAATGAGGACATCACCGGCGGGGC